GGTCTGCGCCATGCAGGCCACCAAGCAGCAGAACCTCATCGCCTACGAGAACCACCCGCAGGACGGTCGCGTGAAGGAGTCGGGGGACGTGTCTCCGGCGATAACGGCGCAGGCGGGGACGGGAGGGAACAACCTTCCGTTCGTCCAGCAGGTGGACGGAAAGGGAGTCTGGCGGGACGACAATTCGCTGCCGCCGTGCTTCCACCTGAACACGAGGGACGAGCTGATACCGACCGAGGTTCCCGGCGCCCTGATGGCGACCCGGAACGAGCGGATGCAGTCATACATACCTATTGAAGAGGAACACCAGGAGGATGAAAATGGGCGACAATGACGAATCGAAGCCCCTGGCGTTCATCAAGAACGACGCGGGCGGCGTCCAGCAGGGATTCTGGGAGGACGTGTTCCCCACGATCCGCACGGAGATAACCCCGGCGATCGCCCAGAGGGAGTGCTTCAGCATAACGCCCTGCGACGCAAACGGGACACGCAAGGACCGCCCCGACGGCGGTCTGTACGTGACGCCGACAGACGCGTCGAAGACGCTCACGCGCGGCAACCCGAACACGGAGACCGTGGTGGTCGAGCCTGCGGGACAGCAGACGGTCTTCAGCAAGACGGCCAGGCCGACCGAGGCGGGCGGATGCCCGAAGTTCGAGGAGACGGGCGTGGCGAACACGCTGAACCTCCGGGACCGGGGCGAGACAAGGGCCAACGAGCTCGTCGTGGTCGAGCCGCCCGTCATATCGCTCGACGGCGACAAGATGGGCAAGGCGGAGCGCGAGGGCGGCAGCGGCCTCGGCGTGAACACGGAGGACGTGATGTACACGCAGACGGCCAAGGACGTCCACGCAGTTGCATACGGTGAGCGCCAGTCGGGCGCGGACCTCTACAACGGCCAGGAGACGGGCGAGGTCGCCGCCACGCTGGGCGCGCATTCCTGCGCCACGCCGGGGCGGATGGGGCCGTCGGTGCTGAAGATCGACACCGTGGTGGACATGATGGGCGGCAAGACGGGATGCCACATATCGAGGGAGGACGTCTCGCCGACGCTGGCGACCAGCCACGGCGAGAGCCACGCGGTCGCCTACGGCGCGTCCTTCGACGTGAACTTCGGATGCCCCGTGGAAAAGGAACTGGCGCACACCCAGACCAACGGCACGTGCCCAGGCCACCATTCCGGCGTCGTGGAGGAATGCGTTCCCATCGACATGAGGAACGCCACGCGCGACGCGGAGAAGCGGGACGAGACCAACCGCCAGGGGGCGGGGATCGGGGAGGACGGAGCGCCCGCTCCGACGGTGACGGCCAATCCCCCCGGCGTCGGCTGGCGGGCGACCGTGAGGCGTCTCCTGCCCGTCGAGACGGAGCGGCTGATGGGCTTCCCCGACGGCTGGACGCAGATCCCCTGGAAGGGGAAGCCGCCCGAGGAGTGCCCCGACGCGCCCAGGTACAAGGCCTGCGGCAACAGCATGTGCGTGAACGTGATGAACTGGATCGGACTCCGCATCGACGCGGAGGAGAGGAGGATACAGGAGGAGCTTGCCAATGGGAGAGGAGAACACGGACAGGAGCCTTGACGACGCCATCCGCAGGGCCGCGGGCGGTCCCAAGTCCGCCGAGGCGGACGGCCAGCGGGTCGAGCAGCATTCGCTCTCCGACCTCGTGAAGGCCGACCGCTACCTCGCCTCCAAGGAGGCGGCGAAGTCGCGCGGCGGCGGGCTCCGCATAAGGAAGATGGTGCATTCGGGGGCGTGAGGATGTTCGACAGACTGAAATCTTTTTTCAGCCCCGCCAGGGCGAGGACGGTCATCAGAACAGTGAAGGCCCGCTTCGACGCTGCGCAGACCACCGCCGACAACGCGCGGCACTGGTCGGCGGCGGACGCCCTCTCGGCGGACGCGGACGCCTCGCCCGAGGTGCGAAGGATTCTGCGGATTCGCTCGCGCTACGAGGTGACGAACAACTCCTACGCGAGAGGGCTTGTGCTGATGCTGGCCAACGACACCGTGGGCACGGGGCCGCGCCTGCAGATGCTCGGCGAGGACGAGGGGCTCAACGACAAAATCGAGGCCGCGTTCGCGCGGTGGTCGGAGGCCGTCCGTCTTCCACAGAAGCTGCGGACAATGCGGATGGCGCGGTGCCAGGACGGCGAGACCTTCGCCGTGATGCTCTACAACCCGCGCCTCAAGGGGAAGGTGAAACTGGACATCGCCGTGGTCGAGGCCGACCGCGTCAGGGGCGAGAGCCTGCTGGCGGACAAGGAGGACGAGTGCGACGGCATACGCTACGACGCCTGGGGAAACCCCGTCTCGTACAGGATTCTCCGCAGGCATCCGGGCGACCCGTCCGCCGTCTCCATCAACGAGGAGGCGGTCGCCGTGCCGGCAGAACACGTCATCCACGTGTTCAGGCAGGACAGGCCGGAGCAGCGGAGAGGCGTCCCCGAACTAGCGGCGGCGCTGGACCTGTTCGCGCAGCTGAGGCGCTACAACAAGGCGGTGCTCTCGGCGGCGGAGGCCGCCGCGGACTTCGCGGCAGTCCTCTACACGGACTCGCCTCCCGACGGCGAGGCGGACAGCCTCGACCCGATGGACACGATCCAGCTTGAAAGGAACATGATGCTTACCATGCCCGCAGGCTGGAAGCTGGGGCAGCTCGACCCGAAGCAGCCGTCCTCCACCCACGCGGAGGCGGTCAAGTGCTACCTCACGGAGATAGCGCGGTGCGTCTGCTCCACATACGGATGCGTGTCGGGCGACTACAGCGGATACAACTACGCAAGCGGGCGGCTCGACAACCAGATATACCGCAAGGGCATCACGGTGGACCGCTCCAAGTGGGAGGCGGAGGCGCTCAACGCGCTGTTCCGCGAATGGCTCCGCGAATACTCGCTGCTGAACCCGGAGCTTGGGCTGGACGCGGACGAGGACGGGTCGCACTGCTGGTTCTGGGACGGCTTCGGCCACGCCGACCCCGTGAAGGAGGCGACGGCGCAGCAGATGAGGCTCGCGAACAACACGACCACGCTCGCCGCCGAGTGCGCGCAGGACGGCAGGGACTACCTGGCCGTGCTGAGGCAGAGGGCGAAGGAGCTGCGGCTGATGCGCGAGATGGAGATACCTATAGCCGTGAACGGCAACCAGGTCCCCGAGAAGGACGAGGAGAAGAAGGATGACGAGTGAATTCACACTGATAGAGGCGGCGGGTGGCAGGCCGAAGGTCGCGGGGACCGCCTACTCGGGCGGGAAGATGAGCCTGCCCGGCTGGCGGAACCCCGTGGTCGTGGACCTGTCGGGGATGGAGATCCCCGAGACCGTGCCGCTGCTGACCAACCACGAGAACCGCACGGACGCCCGCATCGGGATGGTCCGCGCGAAGGTCGAGGGGAGCGCCCTCCTCATCGAGGGCGAGATACTCTCGGAGAGCGAGGCCGCGGGCGGCATCGTCGCCCAGGGCAAGGCGGGAGCCGACTGGCAGCTCTCCATCGGCGCGGACGTGCGGGAGAGCGAGCTCGTCAAGGAACGCGCGAACGTGAACGGGATGGAGCAGGACGGCCCGTTCCACTGCATAAGGAAGTCCGTCCTGCGCGAGGTCTCGGTGGTGGCCGTCGGAGCCGACTCCGCCACGAGGATGCGCGTGAGCGCGCAGTTCAACCTGAATGGAGAAACCGGAACAATGACTGACGACGAGAAGCGCGCCCTTGAGGCGCAGGCCGCCCAGGCGGCGGCAGACGAGGCGAAGAGGAAGGCCGAGGAAGAGGAGGCGAAGCGCAAGGAGGAGGAAGCCGCCGAGGCGAAGCGCAAGGCCGAGGAGGATGCCGCGAAGGGCAAGGAAGGCGGCAAGGATGAAGGCGGGAAGGCCGACGCGAACGCCCAGCCCGGCATCCAGGCGATGGCCGACCTCGCCGCCGCCAACGCGGTGAAGGCGGAGCGCGAGCGGATCGCCGCCGTCCGCCGCGTCTGCAACGGGGAGTTCCCCGAGATCGAGGCCGAGGCCATCGAGGGCGGCTGGGACGCCAACGCGACCGCGCAGAAGGTGCTGGCCGCCGTGCGGGCAAACCGCCCCTCCGCGGGCGTGAACGTGGTCGTCCACGGTGCGCAGGAGTCCGGCGAGCAGCGCAAGGCGATCACCGCCGCGATGTGCATCCGCTGCGGCCTGGACCCCGAGTCCCTTGAGAAGGACTTCGGCGCGAAGGCGGTCGAGGCGGGCATGCGCGAGATGGACATGCCCCTCAAGCAGCTCCTGGTCGAATGCCTCCGCATGGAGGGCCGCGACCCCGGACGCGCCTTCGACAACGAGACCATCCGCGCCGCGTTCTCGACCGTGAGCCTGCCGGGCATCCTGTCCGACGTGGCCAACAAGCGCCTCCTCCAGAGCTCCCGCGCCCAGCCGGTCATCGCCACTCGCCTCTGCACGAGCGGCGACCTGAACGACTTCAAGGAGAACGACAGGTTCCGCCTCACCGACGTGGGCGACCTGCTCCCCGTCGCCGCGGACGGCGAGAT